CACTCAACGCATACCTACGCATGTAGGTAAGGGCAGACCCCATAGCTTGTGCGCCATCACGCTGTTGCTTTAATGGCAACTCGCTCTCTATCCACTCGCCACTTTCGTGCAGTAGTCTTGTTATAAGTGTATATCCTCTATCACTTATGATGGGTATCTGTATTACAGACAGTCCATTCTTAGATGTGATAGGCAATATGGTTTGCAGTATCAATGCAAGATCAGCATAGCTATAGGTATATCCTTTGCCATCATGTGTTTGCACCTTAACTGTTTTAGTCTTTGGTAATATAGGGAACTCTGATTGCGCTACCGCTAATGCTTTGCCTAACTCATTAAGAGTTATGCTTGTACGCATAAGGGGGTGTTGTTTTAAAAGTTCTCCAGTTGAATTGTCTATTAAGTTATCCATTTAATTCTCCTTGATATTGGTCACAGTATGAAGAGACATCACAGAACTTACCGCAACGCATAGCTTCGCCCTTACGATGGTCGATGATGTAATCTTCGTTAGTTTCTACAAATGTGTCTGCTTCTTCCTGAGTATCAAAGAGTTTAAACGCTCTCTTACCACCCGCTTTAAGCACCGCCCACTTGTCAGGTTTTTTCCACCGCTCCTCATCAGTACAATCTGGCAAGGTTAAGGTAGCAAGCTGATGTGATTCTACTTTGTCGTTAACAAATTGTTCTTGCTCTGCAAAAGTCCATAGGTCTATTTCAGTAGTAGTAACTTCATGTTGTGGATAGTCTGGATTCCTATCAGCTTCATATGAGGAATGGTCACGGATGATATTAACAATCTGTAGTTGGGATACTTCCCTACCATTCTTGCGAGCAAGCCAAGCATAAATGTTTAGTTGCTCTACATCACTCCGTCTACCATTCATCACAGCATAAGCCTTACGAGTTTTCCAATCCATAATTGTTATGCCTTGAGGGTCTAATCTTTGTACGTCTATCTGACCACTTACAGTCCAACCCTTTGCATCTGCAAAGTATCTTTGCTCCAAGATATAACCCTCCAACGTACCCAATTCTAGGATATGATGAACTGCTCTACCGAAAAGAGACCACACTTGACGGCTAACATCCACCACCATTTCAGCGTCATGCTGATATGCTAGATGTGCTTGTCGAGGGGGTTTGAGTAGTCCGGTAGCAGAGATATCTGCTTTGCCTTTGGTGTATGTATCACGCATTACCGCTTTCGCAAACGGCAATGGTAGGTTTAGATCATTACTGTACTTCATATTTACACTCTCCCCTACATATTATAGAAGTTGTAATATGTTGTCAAATATATATACAAATATAGTATTAAATTGTATAAAAAAAGGGAGAAAGTTTTGTGCCTTTCTCCCTTTACTCTGGAGCATTAAGTTGGATGAACTTAATGAAGCGAAAGCTAACATGAATAAAAAGCTTGCACTCGTATAGTATTTTATACTATATTTAATAATAGACAAGTCGAGGGGTAAGACCATAGGGTTTGTCAGTTGTTGGTTACTATGGGATTCATACACAGCCAAATGCGAGACCGAAAGTGTGAACGCAGTATGACTTGAAGCACTATCTTTAAGAATGTAGCACACGAATTAGACACTAGGTGCAGTAGTCTGATGCCATTAGCGATGTCCGAGAAGATTAGCATGATGTATAGGTCACACCCACGTTTAAATGTGGGATGTGAAACCTATGCCACAACTCAATCCTCAAAGAATAGCATTAAAGGATAGGTCTTAAAGACTATAAAAACTGGAGAAAAAAATGAATGATGAATACGCTTTTGAAGGCTACGTCATAAGGCTTAAACAAAAAGACTATGACAAATGGCTCAAGAACTTTAAAAATATACCCAACCTAGATGCCGTACTTATGTCGAGGGATGTCTGGCTTTCAGAAGAAGCAGACGATAGCGCACGTAAGAAATGGTTTATGTCTACTGTTAATTACCTTGTCAATGTGGATGCAAAATTCAAAGACAAAAATAATAAAGATGAACAGGGTCGTAGACTAGGACAGGATGGAAAACATATATTTAAAAGGATGCCATGAACGAAGTAACACTAACAAAAACTATAGACCAACAACTCAATGATAAACAAATTAACCTTAGACACTATGATGTAGGGCAACAAAAAACTACGTGTCCTGAATGTTCACACCAACGTAAGAACAGCAGAGACCTTTGCTTATCAATTAATATTAATGATGAAGGGGCAAGATGGCGATGCCATCATTGCTTATGGGAAGGTAATGTGTGGAAGGCTTCTCTCAAGAGACCGCCCACGATAAGAAAAGCTACGCCCAAGAAGCCGGCAATCATACCTAATACCAAGAGCGTGAAGGGTACATGGGCAGAAAAGTTCTTTGAAGAGAGAGGATTATCATTGGAGATAGCAGATAATTTTGGTGTTGGTGTTGTCTCGCACTTTGTTAATAACAAACGTCAAGATTGTATTGCCTTTATATATAAAAACACGGAAGGAATACCAACTAATATAAAATTTAGATCAGCCGACAAACACTACGCACAACTACCTGATTGCGAGAGAGTTCCCTACCTGATAGACAGTTTAAACACAGAAGAAGATTCGATCCTGATCTGCGAGGGCGAGATGGATGCGTTGACTTGGAAGAACATTACAAACAACGTGATATCAATACCTGATGGTGCGAGTGATAGGAAGATGGAATGGTTAACCACGTTTGATGTAGATAAATATAAAAGAATTTATCTTGCACTTGACAACGATGATGCCGGTATACAATGCAGAGAAGAGATAGCTAGAAGAATAGGCAGAGAGAGGTGCTTCATCATAGCTTATCCGGAAGGATGCAAGGATGCTAACGAGGTGTGGTGTTTAAACAAAGAAGATTTACAGCAGTCATACAATACAGCAGAGCCTTACCCAATTAAATCTTTGTATACTGCCAATGGTTTCATGGAAGAAGGACTACAATTATTTAGAGGTGGGTTGCGACAAGGATTATCAACAGGTATTGAAGGTGTCGATGGTATATTTTTAGTCAGACCGGCAGAGGTTACTATATGTAGTGGTGTTCCTAACTGTGGAAAGTCAGAGTTCATTGACGCTATAGCTGTAAACATGGCAAAGAATCACGATTACAAGTGGGCGATATGCTCGTTTGAAAATCCTGTGTCAGAGCATTTAAATAAACTCGCAGAGAAATACGTTGGCAAGCCGGCAAGGAAAGGCATAACAGATCAGATGGAAGAGGAGGAATTATTAGATGCTTACGATTGGTTGGCACAACACTTCTTCTTTATAAGATCAGAAGATGAATCGCCTACGATTGATTGGTGTCTTGAAGCATCAATCAGTTCGGTACTTAGGTATGGTGTAAACGCTATCATCCTTGACCCGTACAATGAGTTCGATCATCAACGCCCATCAGGTATGACAGAGACAGAGTATGTCAGTCAGATGATGAGCAAGATTAAAAGGTTTGCTCAGACTTACGGAGTGCATGTATTTTTCGTGGCTCATCCGGCTAAGATGCGAAGGAGTGCAGATGGAGAGTTCCCTTTAGTAGAGCCTTATGACATAGCCGGTAGTGCAAACTTTGCTAACAAAGCAGATGTCATACTCATAGTAGAGCGTGACTTCACACAAGGTAGCAAGGATGTAAGGATACACACCAAGAAGATGAGGTTTAAACAATCAGGTAACTTGGGAAGTGTAGACCTAGAGTATAACCCTATTAACGGAAGGTATTCTAAAGCCTTCGGGTATCCTACTATTTAGATTTCTTCCTGATGATACGAGGTTTATTTTTCATTGGTGCTTTACCACCAACCCAAGCCTCGTTGACATCATCTGTCGTAAGGTCGTCAGCTTTATATCTACCCTTGATAGTGCGAGTACGCACAGGTTTTGCTACCTTTTTCTTGACAACAGGCTTGTCTAATACTGGTTCTTTTTCTTTCTGTTTAAACGATTCAGATGCCTTAACATCTTCAGGTTTATCAGTAGCTTCTACAAACATATGGTAAAACCACCCTTTAAATTTATCTAACATAATCTTTACTCCTAAATTGTTTTTTATTTAAACTTTGTTTCTCTACTTCATAATCTAACAACGCATTTTCTTGCTCTTGCCACATGCGAATTAGTTTATAGACATACTGCCTAGATACTCCTACATCTTTTGCAATAGAGTTGCCATTCAAACCTTTTGCACGTAACTCTTTTATCTGTTGAGTTCTTTCCGCACCCTCTGGTTCGTTGGGCATCTGACATAGTCTGTCATAAACATCTGTGTCAAGGTTAAGAGATAGCTGATAGCGTATCGTAGAGATCGGTTGCAGTATGACGTTAGATATTTCTGTGAGGGTATCGCCACGCTTGCGTAATTCGATGGCTTGTTCAAGCCAATAGGGAGACTTATTTCTTCTCGGCATTTTTCATTCCTTCTTCTATAGATACTACATTATTTTCTTCACGCATCTTCTCTTGTGCTTTGCGTACTTTTGTAAGGTCGTTTACAAGTCGTGCCATATTTTCACACGCATCCTTGTCTTTGTTTTTGATAAGCTTTGCTACCTTGTATCTATCGTAGATACCTGTGAACCATTCGTTGTTGAAAGTAATATTATATTTATCTGCTATGCCTGACATGTTTGAAAACCACACAAGATAATCGTCTAATACTTCGTATCCTTTCTGTTCTACACTCCACGCCCAATGACACATAGCTATATTAAGGTTAGCTTCTTCGCCTATGTGTTCTCTGAACCTTCCTGTTTGTACTGCTATGTATGCATTTGTTTCATGTTCATCAACCAAAGACTCGAACTCTAAATGTTCTGCTCTTGATCTACCCATGTGTATGACATGTCTAGGATGCACAACTATTTCTTTTTCTCCACGCCCTATGTAATAGGCAACGATATCATTCTTGTGTACTGTTCCTTCCATTAAGACACGCTTACCATCTATTGCCATACGTAAGGCAAACTTCTTAGCAACCTCTTTGTCTGTAGTCCATGACACACCATCTTCATTGAAACCATGACACCCTCTGTAGACTGTGAACATTTCCGGCAACTTGTTGTATGCTTCTAAATCTTCTTCATCCATTTCGTTTAAACGTGATGGGTCAAAGTGTAAGTCCTGTTGCAATCCGGTAGTGTGGTCAAGCATTTCTAATACTTTATCTAAGTGATCGCTTGGGTTTTCTACTGAGTTCCACCAATAATGAAACAGATGCCAGAAGTTACTAGCTTCTACCTCTGTGTGTATTGCATGTAATGCAAGCACTCGGTAAGGCTTGTCAATGTGTATGAACAGGTTATCTAAATCTTCTCTTTGTTTATTCATGTTGTTCCTTATGTGGGTATCATATCACAATGACACCCTTATGTTAAATATAGTGGTACGTTTTACAAGACCGGAGGTGTACCACCCCTCCGTTACAGGGTCGGAACGACTTCTCAGTCTTTACCCTTGCTTGATTTTTCTAACTGATCATACATCTGCTTGACTACGACCATGCCCCAAAGGTTTTCATCTTCTGTGCATCTGCCAAGCCACCCGTTAAGACTGTTTAAACGCTTAGTTACTAGCCGTTTTTGTTCTGGTGTACTGAAATCTATACCAGTTTCTATAGGCTTGATGCGCCATGCCATAGGCTTATTCATACTGAACATCCTATAGTGTCGTTAGTATCTATGGCTTTCTGCAAGAAAGATACAAGATCATCACGCTGTTCTACAAAGTATTTCAATGCATCTTCATCAGTCCAATCTTCGGGCATAGCTTTCTTAAAATCATCAGACACATTCACATCTTTGCTTTGCACCATGTTAATTAATTTCTGTATCTGTATGGGATGTAGATCGCCCTCGTTATCAATGAGTTCATTAACATCCTCCCACCAAGACAAACCCAAAGACCACATAAGACTGGCAGAATTGTAGCTGTCTCTAAAGTATACGTCTGTTGTGTATAGCTTATCGTATAAATCCATAGCCTTTTGGTGTGCATCTTCATCATCAGGGTTAGCCTTTCGATTATCTAAAGCTTCCTGTATCTGTGGTGCTAATTTTTTCTCACGCTTTTTGTAAGCGTCATTCATGTATAGGTCTGCTCCCATATCTATTCTCCAGTTATTTTTGTTATAGCTTTTTTAAAGCTGTTAATTACAGAGGACTTCCAATTATTACCCATGTATCCTTCGGGATACTTAGTAGTAACCTTGCCTGTTAAGCAATCCTCTACCATCACACGACCATCATTAAATGCAGTCTCTATGCACCTATTGTTGGCATGTAAATACTTTACGCCATTGCGCCATTCATCATAGCCAATGCGTTCTCTTTGTAACTCTACCTTGTAATCATATTCAGTCATTAGACTTCTCCTCATCGCCAAACAATAACGTATTCATCTTTGACTCTACGCCTTTCATTATTTCATTTTCTTTCTTTAACTTATCAATGATCTTAACTGTCTTGATATCGTAAGTACTTCTTAATTGCCTTTGTTTTTTTTCTAGGTCATAATTTATTGACCATAGGCACTCATCTAAACCACCATAAAACCTTATAAGTTTTGCTTCTTCTTCAGTTATTTGCATGGTTGAATCACTCATGTCTTTCTCTCCAAGAGTTGCACTCCCATCTTACGTAGTGCATCCATGACCATGTTATGCAAAGCCATGTTAGGTTCTTTGCGGAACACAAGAGTCTCATCGTTTAAACTGTCTCTTGCAGTCAACACTATGTCTCCATCGCCCTTGAATTCAACGACCATTGTTATCTCTCCGCTAGGTACATCATCCATTACTCATCCTCCTCTAGATATTTCTGTATTGTTATCGGATAGACATGAACCTCGACACCCTCTTCAACAAGACTTATCTCAGTCTTCAAGGTCTGCCCTTGTTTAAGTTTAGGTGTTTCTATTTCAATAGCCCTTCTCAAAGCCTTCATTACTTGTTCCATTTGTTCATCCATTACAGCACCTCCCTTGAGTGTTTATCAATGGTTGCTTTCGCATCCTTTAAAGTTCTCCTTATAATGGTGTTGTTGTTGTGGTAGCCATTAATTTTGAAACTGTAGTGGTTGTTTGTTTTTCTTATCGCAATACCATTATGGTTTCTGTTTTTGTTTTTTAATATCATTTTTTCTCCTGTTTAATAAGTTATTACTGTATTCATATACATTCATACTGTAATAACTATTACTCCAACTCAAAGTTAAGTAACACAGCACAGTTCCCAACGATTACATCGTTACCC